AAGTTATAGAAGGTAATTCCGGTATACAAAAAGACAAACGCAGCGAGCGCAGAAAGTCAGTCGAGCAGCAGCACGCCACCCACCTATCCGACACGTTTGATTACCCTTTGTTTGCTTTGTTTTGGGAAACATTTAACAACGCATCACGCACCCAAGAAGACATACCAAACAGCACGCTTATTACCTAGCCCACCATCCCGTTTTCATATTATCTTACATTTCTTAAAAAACAATTGTTATTTCGCGTTAGGTCACGGCGCGTGCAACGGCGACAAATTGCGAAAACAAGTTTTAAAATCAAGATGTAAGTAATTACAAATCAATTAGTTATATGTATAAATATGATAATGAAAACCATCGTATTTAAGCGCATATATTTAATGTCCTTTTTTACCATGCAGTAAACAATCAAATTGCAATAAAAACAATCATGCAAGACGATATTTTAAACCTCACTTTTCCGAAGTCATGGAATGATTTATCGCACACCCAATTAAAAAACATTTCACACCAGTTAGAATCTTATCACACGCTTGTAAAAGATTCACCAGAAGTTGAAGCTATAAACGCCACTACATTATATTTTCAATTAAGTAAAGAAATTCTACGGCACAACCCGTGGCGCTCTATTCGTATTGCTTTAAAAGAAATTCAACCCATAGCCTTTAAAACATTTACTGAATTTTTATTTAAAAATAATACCCGCACTAACTTTATTGAAAAGGTAAAAATTAACGGCGTAAAATATTATGCTCCAGCACCGCGACTTAGAAACAGCACCATAGCTGAATTCGCCTTTATAGATGCCGCATACTATAAATGGAAACAAACCCATAATAATATTTGGTTAAGTGTTTTATGTGCCGCAATGTATCGCGAAGCTACACCAGAACTAAACGAAATAGATATTAGAAAACCATTTATAAAACAAGCAGTAGATGTCCGCGCTGATGCATTTCAAACTTTAGATATTAAAACCAGACTTGCAATAGCATACACTTACGAAGGTTGCCGCCAACACATAGCAAACACCTTTCCGTTAATTTTTCCAAAACCTATTATAACCGAAGACAGCACAGCCTTAAACCAAAAGTATGTTGGCTTTGGTGAAATAATACTAGATAAAATTGAAGGCGATCCAAGTAAACTACAAACAACAAACAACGTAATGCTTTACGACTTCTTGGCTATTTACAACACCGACATTAAAAAACTCTCTAAAAAATGATACTCAACCACAGTGTTTTAGTAAACTACTTTAAAGAATTAGCAACCAACCTAAATGATTTGGATGGTTTTTTCAGAATGGACCTAAAAGAAATACTAGATAGTTTCAGGTCCTTAGATAATTTCCCGTGTATGGTTGTAGAATCACATGAAGGCGATTTTTCAAACAGTAACACCCAGCAATCAGTTAACACAATTACTTGGGCATTTACAATTTATACCAACCCACAGCACGACGATTACAACGAAATTAACACCAAGCTAACCACCGCCGAAGAAATAGGTATTAAAATTTTAGCACGCATGCGTCACGATGCCGCACAGCCTACCCATGTATTATTCAGAAGGTTTAAACTAGAAGATGTCGCATACTCAAAAATAGGACCTGTATTTAACGAACACCTTTACGGCTACCGTTTTACAGGGAAAATAACAATTCATGAACCCTTAACAATAAACCCCGACGATTGGGCAGATACACCAACTACTTGTAACACCTAAAACAATGTCCTTTTTTAAAATATAATAAACCCTCAAATTGTGGTTATGGTGCAAGAAGTTATTTATTTACAAGACGTGCTAACACAAATGAAAACCCTCACCCCAGATGGGCGAGCACCAATTTTTGATATAAAAGTACGCACCTTCAATAAATATTCTAAAACAGGTGGCCGCTTGTTACATTTTCCACAAGCTAAATTGGTAATGAAAGAAGAAAACCCCAACACAGATAGTGTTTTAAGTCTTCGTATTAAACGCACCACCAGACCAACCGAACGCAAAAACCCCGCACATTTTACAAACAAAACCAGAAACATTAAAATCCTGCCACAAAAGCACATTAAAAAAATTGGCATTAGGCATATAATAGAATTCAACAACAAAAAAGTTATTTATTAAATGGGCAATATAACCACATACGGCGATGTAGCATTTGGGCACGGTAGTAAAGCCGCTTTCTCTTTTGGTAAATCAAAAAAAGAAAAACACACCATTGTAAATCCAGAAGACACCACTTCGGGCGATATAGCTAAATGGGGAGCCGATAACCAATACCCACAAAACTTTTTAACACAACTAAATAGAAATGGCGCGGGCGGTGCAGCATTACGTATTTTAAAATCAACACACTACGGCCAAGGTTTTCATCTATTCACAGAAGAAACCGACGAAAACGGTAAGGAGAAAAAAACCATGGTTAAGCCTAAGACCAACCCTGAAATAGATGAATTTTTCCGTAGGTGTAAAATGAAACGTTTCTGGACAGAACACATTGCAGATCAAGAAGCATTATATATAGCCTTTCCAGAATTTATACTTTCAAAAGATTTCACTAAAATAGTTTCAGTTAGAAGATTGCAAGCCGCAAAATGCCGATTTGAAAAAATAAACGAAGCATCTGGTTTAATCGAAAATGTGTATTTCTGCCATAACTGGAAAAGTTCAACCACGGTAGATTCTGAATATGTAGAAAAAATTCCAGCCATAGATAGTTGGTGGCATGCCGACCAAATAAAAGAATACTGTAAAAAGAAACGCATTTACAAATTTGTAATGCCGGTATTCTACCCGTTAATGACCGAAACCTATTATCCAGAAGTGGATTGGCACGCGGTGTATCGCAACGGTTGGATGGACGTTGCTACCTCCATACCAGAATATAAAAAAGCATTATTTGAAAACCAGTTAAATATAAAATACATTGTTCATATTTCCGAAGAATATTTTAAACGCACCTATGGCGACGACTGGCAAGATTACACACCCGAAAAGAAAAAAGAAGTTCGCGACCAATTAACCACCGCAATCGACGAACATTTAGCAGGCGTAAAAAATGCAGGTAAATCAATCCAATCGGTAGTTTATAAAGACATGAACGGCCAATGGGTAAAAGGTATTGAGGTTGAAGCCGTAGCAAACACCTTAAAAGATGGCTCATACTTGCCAGAAGCATCAGCAGCAAATAGCGAAATCATGTTTGCTATGGGTGTAGACCCTTCTATAGTTGGTGCAGGTATACCAGGTGGAAAAATGAACACCGGTTCAGGATCAGATAAACGCGAAGCATTCAGTATTCTAACGTCGTTATTTAAAACCAAACGCGAAATAACTTTAGAAATTTGGAACCTTTTACGCGATTACAACCAATGGCCAGAAGAACTACAAGGCGGTTTTGCAAACACCGAACTAACAACACTAGACGCTAACCCAACAGGAACCCAAACCAGTATATAATGGCAACACTAATAAAAACAATAGACGATGTAAAACAATACGTTTCAGTTAATAAAAACTTAACGATTGCAAGTGTACAGCCATACATTACCCAAGCCGAGCGCAAATACATTAAACCTATTCTTGGTGATTTGTTGTATGAAGATTATATAACAACACCACCAACCAATGAAACAGAATTAAAAACCTACAACCTTTTTCGCGAAGCATCTGCAAACCTCGCATGGTTTTTATATTTGCCATTAGCAAATGTACAAGTTTCAGATTCTGGTATTTCGGTTGCTGAAGGCACAAATTTTAAAGCTGCAGAATGGTGGCAAATAAGAGATTTACGTCGTAGTTTTATTGAAGCGGGTTTTAATGCTATAGATGAATCCTTGAAAATAATGGAAGCCAACGAAACCATATTCGATCCATGGGCAGAAACCGAAGGCTATACTATTTTTAAAGAGTTATTTGTTAATCGCACAGATATTTTCCAAAGGTGGTTTAATATTAATAGTTCCGGACGCACGTTTTTATCGTTACGCCCTTATTTATTAGAAACCCACCACCAGTATTTTACATCTAAATTTAATACAGAAACCCTTAATACAATTAATGAAGCTGCAGAAACTGTTCATAAACAAGTATTAGCTCTTTTACAAGCTGCCCAAGTAAATTATGCTTTAGTAAAAGCGATACAAAGTGGTGCTTTCGATGTGTCTGCAAACGGTTTGCAACCACGCCTTTCAGAATTACCTAACAGTAAAACAAATACCTATAACGAGGTTCAAACCGAAAATTTAAAACAACAACGTTTAACCGCCGCAGAGCAGTATTACAAACAAGCCATTACATTAATAGAAGCCCACCCAACCAGCTTTACAGATTACACCGTTAAAGAAAACGCAACCTTTGTAAATCCAAAAAACACCAAAAGCACAGTGTCGTTTTAATGTCCTTTTTTAAAACTATAAAAACAACCATTTTCACGTATGGAAATTACAAGACCAAGCAACGAGCTTAAAAATAAAATTAACGTAAACCCGGTAGGTGATAGAAATCAAGAAGCTACCGCCGAAGATTTTATTGAAATAAGCAAAATTCTAGAAGAACTTGGTGTTTCTGTAGAAGATATAACGAACGCAACGTCTAGCAACCCACACTACGGACGTTACACATCTTTAGCGTTATTACAAGCCGCCCACACCACCGCCGAAGAGTTTGGATGGGCTATTATAGATCAAGGAGCAGGTATATCACCACAAATAGCACTTTGGAATAATACCAGTAATACTTGGGAAGTTTCAGGAGTAACTACAGATAAAGTATTTGTTGCTACTGAAAACGACCTACCAAATACTGGCGCAGAAAACACATGGTATATTACAACAGATAAAAAACAATTATTTATCTGGTATAACAACAAATTTAATCAAATATCTGCAGGTAGCACAGATCCGCAAACACAGGTTGCTAAATACATAATACCTGTAGAAGAAGCAGGTCAGTTAAATTTTGTAGTTCCGGGTAATCCAAATAGTATTGTGCTTATAAAGAATGGTGTTTTTCAAATAGAAGGCACTGGCTTACAATACACTTTTAACACTTTAACCGCTACCTTTTCATTATCCGCTTTTAAACCCGCAAAGCTTACAGATAAATTTGAGGTGATTGCGCTTGGTGTAGGCGTAACAAAGCAAACCGTAATTTCTAACACAGATAATCAAACCGAGTTTTTATTTACAGGAAACCCATCAGTGCTACTTGTTTTAAGAAATGGTGTTTGGATGCAAGACTTTCAATATACCCGCACATTTTATAACACCAATAATAAAATAATATTAACCAAAGGGCAGCCTGTTGGCACCCTTATAGATTTTATAAAAATTTAATCATGAAAAATGTAACGCTTTTTTTTATACTCCTTATTTCGTTATTTAGCTTTTCTCAAAGCATCCCACCCGCAGGATTTGACTACGGTTTACAAACACCTTTCGTAGATTTTAGAGATTCATACACAATAGCTGAACGAGACAATCTAACGTTTACAGCAACCGCAAGAGTTATTTTGCACGTGATTGATACAGGTGTTAATGAATGGCAGCAATGGGATGGTACAAGTTGGGTTTCTTTTGGCGGAAGCGATGCTTCGGGATTCGATCAAGCAGGAAATTATACACTTACAGGTAATTGGTTGTTAAATACTGATGTCATAATTAATGGTATAATATCCATGCAAGGGAATGACATCTCTGATGCTGGCGACATAGAAGCTAATTCTATACAATCAGATGTTATAGGTGTTGAAAATTTATACATAACAGGAGTGGTAAATTTAGACGGTACAGGGTTTCCTTCTGGAAGAACGCCTTTTAGTGGTGGTATAGATTTAGATGGTGTTTTAGACTCAGGTACAAACGTTATTAAAAGTGCTTTTGTTCCTGTTTCGGATAATGACTTAGTGAATAAGTTAGCTTTAGATAACGCATTAAATTCTAATTCTAATAATTCTAGTGGTTCTCCTAATTTTGTTTTAGATGATTTTATTACAGACTTTACTATAACCGCAGATGTAAACGGTAAAATATTGCAATATGAAGGAAGTAAAACTAGAGAAATAACCATTCCAGATGATGCGACGCTTGGACTGAACTCTGTGGATGAATGGTCAGGGTTTAATTTTACTGTTAGAATTAATGGCAGCGGAGGAGCGCAAATACTATACGGAACTGGTGCTTCAGGAGATGTTGTTGAAAGTGAAGTTGTTGGTTTTAAAAAAATGTTTACCATGATCCACGGTGAGTCGGCAAATACTTGGTTTGCGAATGGGAATTGTGTGGCTTATACGCCTGCGGGTCCTATCGTTAATATCTACACAGGCACAGACGCGCTAAGTGGCTCTGCAAATGCAAATTCTTTACCCG